TACTGGATTATTGAACTTCCATATTGGTATTTCATGTATTTGAATCTCGTTTATTTGAAAACGAGGAATTTCACTCATTTTTTTGGTAAAGGTATAGATGAACCTGTAACATCAGGCATAACATTGTCTAAAACTTTAGGCATAGCACCTTGTACATTTCCAAGAATTTCATTCATAACCTGAGACTTGAAGTTTTCAGATGTTACATATTTATAGCCTAGGTACGCTCCACCACTCATGGAAGCTACCATTAAGAAAGAAACAATGCTAAGAATATTAGCAATTTTTTGAAACATGATTAAATTTGCAATTTTAAAAGCACTATCTTTTACAAGTGTGCTTGTATTACTGCTTATTGTAGCCTTATCACCTCTTTACGTCACTATGGGGTTAATGACAAGACAAATGCACGAAAAGGTTAATTAATCAGCAGCTTCTGGTTCGTTTCCGTCTATAGCTTTCCATTTAAGGTATTCTTGATAATCAATATTGCCTTCACAAAAAGGAATGTAAGCGTTATCTTCTTTCCTTAATACTGCATGAGGCTCACATTCAATCAATGATGTATATTTCAGTAATTTATAAGTGTAGCTCATAATTAAAGCTCCGAAGTTGCTGTAACTGTAGCACCATAGTACCAAACATCTTTGGTACTGTCATTACTTGATATGACAGGAGTATATCCTTCTTTTGAAGAATAAATAATTCCAAAAGAAGATACACTACCTCCATCAGTTCCACCAGAGGAAGTCATCGTAGGGGTATCTCTCATTTGCGTAGGGAAAGAGATCCACCACCTGTACCCATCGCTGCCACTATTGTATGCTGTCGCAGAACCACTAACAAGTGTGTGTTTAATAAAATACCTTTGACACCTTCTTAAAGTAGCATCGAAAGTTAAATGTTCGAAATCGGTGGCATGATCTCCTACTTCAAGCTGTACTCCTGTCACTTCTAAAGTTGCATCATTACCACTAAACCATGTGTTGGCCATATCTGTAACTTGATCTGAACCGCTATCAACAACCCAAGCATCGTTTGTGTGACCAGAGGTTGTATAGGCAGTTCCATAAAAAGGAATAATATATAAGGCAATTCCACGGCCATTATCATTGTTGAAAACTAAAGTAGAATTACCTGGAATTGTTTTTGTAATTTTTGTCCAAGAAGTAGTTGCAGAAAAAGCAAAGCTAAATGCTCTCGCATCGGAGCTTGGGGTATCTTCAGCATTTAATCTTACATACATAGTTTGAGCAATACTAGCTTTAACCCAAAAAGATAGAGTTATATTGCTTGAACTAGAAGTATAATTCCAACCACTTTGTGCGATATCTTGTGCTTCTAATGTATGAGCTATTTGAATATAATCATTAGCATCTTGAGAGGTTTGATTTCCATTTGTAACTTTTAAAGCATATCTAAAACCTGATGAGTAAGGAGTATCACTACTTGATAAGGCTACTTGTGCTTGTGTAGGTGCTTCAGTAAGACCACTATCAAAATTTACTGCGAATCTGTCTATTGTATTAAAACCATTAGCTGTAGATGACGTACCACGTTGAGCTACTCTCATATCACCATTTATTATTAAATTACGATTACTTAGGTTATTAGTAATATTGGCAGTACACGTTCCAGAAGTATTATCAATGTTAATTGCTGGTGTACTTGCACCAACTCCTTCTAAACTGTTGACTTTAATTTTTGACATTAGCCAGCCTCCTCTATAGTGTTGCCTTCTGCTACCCATCTTAGGATAGCTTGATAATGCCTATTAGCATCATCAATGGGTACGAACATTTTTTCCCCATCAATGGTTGCAATAATATTATCGTTTACTGAGTTGTCGTAAACCATTTGACTTTTAGCGGAATCCCATTTAGTAATTCCTTGATATTTTGCAGATTCAATTTTCATAATTCAGCGTCTAAATTGTGCCTCCATGAATAAAATCTACCACTATTTGGAGCGTAAGTATTAAATGACCTCACAGTTTCTTGCCCTGCTGCAAAAGTACCACCACCATCTAAATCTGTATAAGGAAAAGTTACAGTCGGTGCTACCCTCATTGTTGGAAACATAACTGGAAATTTTCTACCAGCAACATTACCGCTTCCTACATATTGAAGCGATTCTCCACTTGGTTGGGTTTGGTAATAGCGTGTGCATAACACAAGCTCTTGGGCAAAAGATCTGTGTGGAAAATCTGTTGCTATATCTCCTTTTTCTAATTGCACCCCTGTAATTTCAAATGTTGCAGCATTTGTTGTGTACCATGTTGAAGTAAAATCAGGCATCCTATGACCAGCTGAGTATGCTGCCCATTGATTTAATACCACATCACTAGCGGTAAAATTTGTACCTCTAAAAGCAGCAATCTCTAAAAGTAATCCAGCGTGTTGGTTATTATCAAATTGTAAATTAGAATTTCCAGGAATTGTTTTTGTTATTTTAGTCCAAGTATCTTGTGATAAAGAACCCGTCTCGAAAGAGTAACCTTGTGCCGTACCATCATAACTGTACAATCTTCCATAAAAGTTTTGAGGTACACTAGATTTTACCCAGAAAGAAAGAGTTATCTTACTATTGGAATCTAGATAATTCCAGCCACTATTAGCAATATCTTGAGCTTCAATAGTGTAATTTATGATTGTTAAATCTCCAGAACCAGCCGATTGACTTGAATTTGTTAGTTTTAATGCTTTTCTAAATCCTAATGTATAAGGTGTTGTTCCACTTGCTACATCAGACCTTGATTGTGTACCTGAGTTACCTCCAAACTCTACATAAAATCTATCAACAGTTTTGTAACCACTAGATGAAGATGATTCGCCTCGTTGTGCTACTTGCATTGCTCCATTAATTATTAAATTTCTTGAAGTTCCCGATGTAATATTATCAAAACTTAAATTACCCGATCCATCTGTAACTAGAGCCTGACCATTATTTCCATTATCTACAGGTAGTTGTAACTCAACAGCATCGTCATTTGTAGTTGAAGAAGGTGCTTTTAAGCTTACTGACCCACCACCTGATGTTGCGTTTAGTTTAATCTTTGCTGTCATGGTTTAGGATATTTGTCTTTGATAGCTTTGATTTTAGTTTTCCAACCAGCTACACCACTATGATAAATGGTATCAAGCTGATCTTCAATACTTGGATATTCTGCTGCTCTGTTTCTTGAATACTCAAGGGCTGCATATTCAGCATTTAATGTGGTTCGTGCAGCATCTATTTTGCTTTGATCTAAAGTAACAGAATTACCATCTTTATCAAACGCACCAGCTGAATCATCAATACTGACAACTGTTCCAGCGTATGCTTTATATATAGCTTCAAAATCCAAACTCATGGTACTACCTCCATTACTGTTATTGATGAACTTGGGAACATTTCCATAGCTCTATTTTCACTATCAACTTGTGGTCTGTTTATATATATGTACTGACTGTTGAATGTTGATGCCCATTGAAGTTTATAAGTATGTGCGTTTGTATCTTGTGCGTCATCTAAAAATTCAAAATTAGCACTTACTACACCATATGCAGATGAACTTGCGTTAACATTTACGATTGCCATACTTACGTTTGTTCGATTTCCGCTTGCTCCAGTACCTAAACCTATAGCACTAGAATTTCTTAATATGTTAAAGCCAGCAAAAGAGTTACTAAATCCTGAGAAATAACCATTGAATGAAACTAAAATTTTATTTGAAGCTGATGTTGGTGTAATTGATACTGATAAACCAGAAACATCTGCAAAACTACTCGAGTTAGTTGATGCTGTGTTAGTTTTAACAGCTTGTTTAACTTGAAGAACTTTCCCTCCAACACCAGTTGCTAGATCAGCAGCAGTAATTGAACCATTTACAATATTTGCTGAATTTATCTGCAATCCAGTGATTATATCGGTTGAGCCGTTTAGTACTAAAGCCATAATTAAACGATAGAGACTACTGAACCAGCAGGGATTGTAAGAACTGCGTTAATGGTTAATGGGCCAAAGACTCCTGCGTTTATATTAGACGTTCCATCTCCGATTGTATAGTCTTGATCCATCTGATTCTCATTCTCGTGAAAAATAGCTTCAGTTCCTCCACCAGTAGCTCCGCCGCCTCCACCGATAGCACCCCAAGCATTTGTATAACCTTCAAATTGGTTTAAATCAGTATTATATCTAAACTGTCCTGCTGCTGCTGCTGGTTGATTAGATTGACCAGGCTGTTGAGCAGTAGTACCTTTAGGAACAAGTAAAAAACCAGTAGATGACATCGTAACATCACCTGTCATCGTAGGTGTTGCTGCTACAACATGGCCAAAGTTTGCTTCGTTTATTTTTCCTAAAACAACATAAGTTGCTGCATCATTTGAAACTGCTGTTGCTATTTTTAATTCGTTAGTAGAAGTGTTTATATGAGGCTGATACTGAGCTATATTCGCTGCTCCTGTTGGATCGCTACTTCCAGCACTTAATGTTCTTAAGGCTGTAAATATTTCATTGATTTTCGCACGAACCGCAGCACCCGTTCCGTTGGCGGTATTATAATTATTACCTGTTTCGCTGGTAGTAGATCCTGGTCTAGCCATTTAAAAAAGTAACATTGAACCTATTCTAACTTGCTTTACCAAATCCGACAGCTTGATAGCTGAAATTTCTATCAACTGAAGCATTTGAAGAGTTTTTGAAGTGGACAGTAAATCCCGTTCCAGTGACATTTGATATTTCAAAGAAGTCTCCAGATTGCATATTTTGTGCAGTAATACCAACTGAAGGTAATATACTATTTACTCCACCTTCAGTATTGGCAGTCCCCACAAAGAAAGGATGCTGGAACGTAACTGCTTTTGCTCCTGCTCCACTTGCTGTAGTCGAAGGACTTTGCTCAGTTCTTTGCTCCATAGAGGCTGTATAACCTAACTGAAATACTCTAATATCTTGGTTAGGATCTTTACTTGTTAAATTAACTTTAAATTTAAAACCTCTACCTTTATATCTTCCGTTTGCAAAAGTTTGAAATGGCTTATAAGTAGGAGATCCACTATTAGGATCATCCTGAGTAACTGCAACTAACATTTCAGCATTAACTTCAGTCGCAACATCTCCATCAAAAGTACCAGTTAAAGGAAAAGCAAATGGAACTCTTGAATCAAATAAGTCTGAAGGGAAGAAGGCTTCGGTCAAGAAATGACGTTTTAAATCTATGGTGAATACATCCCCCAAATCTAGGAAAGTTCCTCCTGCCGTTCCACCGAACTCATAAGTACCAAAAGGCTTAATACCGCCAAGATCATCTATAGAAGCAATAATTGGATCATCAATCCCAGTTCCAACAGAAACCCCTATATCATCAAATAAACCACCACCAATTAAGTTAAGAGAATTTGTTGTCGCATCGAAAGCGACATCTGTCTTTGTTCCTTGAAACTTTGGAACGTCTAAATCCTCTCTTCTTGTTTGAATTAATTTATCATCAACTACATCTGGTAAATCTATAACTACACTTGCTTCACCATTACTAAATCTACCTCCATCATCTTGAAATTTTAGAATGTACTCTCCTTCAAGTAAAGCAACATCAACAGTAGTTGAGTTTCCAGCAACTTTGGCTAAATCAACTGCATTAGAGAATGTTCCAGTTCCATCAGTTTTTGTAGAGTGTCTTATATAAACTAATCCTCCATGGGTTACATCTAAATCAGTTGCTAAATTCCAGCGTAATCTTACAGTTGTTTTATTTATTGGTTCTCCTGTCAGTCCAGTTACATCAGCAGGAACAGCAGTTTTACCAATGGTGTTAAAGGTTTCAGTTGCAGCCGTAGCACTAGGTTCTAATGCAGCATTTAAACTACGAACAGATACTTCATACGCTCCTACTTTTGTATTAAATATTTCAAAATCAGGGCTACTTGTTGTAGCAGAAACAATATTATTATCATCAAATCTATAGTTGACCATATAACTTGAAACACCAGTTACAGGCTGCCATCTAACGATTAATTTAGATACAGGCTGATTATTAATTAGAACAATCACTTCATCTGCTGATAATCCAGTAGGAGGAGGTTTTAGAAGATTTAAAACTGATATTTGTTGTGGTGTTATCGCCTCTCCATCTTCAATAAAGGCATATTTTTCATTTACATAAGCTAAAGCCGAAACTGCATAATTTACATTATCCTGTTCTTCTACAGACATTACTCTGAATGATTGAGCATTAACAGTATCATTTTCAAGCATCCAAACACTATTGACATTCGGTGCTGTATTAACTAAGTTGCCACTTGAATTTTTCATTTGAAAATTTTCCCCACTGGCAAGTGTTATTACTGCTCCATTTATTGAATTCACATTCTTAGTGCTTACAGTTCCATCAGGCATTACCACACTTAATTTAGGATTGTCTTGATCCGATAAATCAGTAGCACTAGTATCATCTACAGTTATCTGAGTTGTTGTAGCACTAGCGATTCTTCCCCCTCTTCTTACTCCTGATCTTGCTGGATCGGCAATGCTGATAATCGTTCCAGGTCTGACAACTATGCCTGACTCCATTGATACAGAGAAGTTTACGGCTTCAGTCTCTCTTTGTTCTGCAAATAATATAGCTTTTGCAAATCTTCTAGCTTGTCCTCTACTCGTACACCCTAATGCTTTTACTCTTTTAACGTGCAACCCATATTTACTTCGATAAGCTGCTTCGGCTTCAACTTCTTCATAATCTAAATCTCTAGTTTCCATATTGAAATATGAAACTGCGACTACTGTACTTCTAGTTTTTAAACTGCTTCCTGTGTAACTAAAACCTTCTGGCCCAACATTAGCCAGTGTGAACAGATAACTAGGATCTTTTGGACTATCTTGAGTAAGAAGTAAAGCTCCCTCAGACCAAATAGGCATACATCTCATTATTCCCGATAAAGTATTTATTACAGTAAATGCTTCAACGCTTGTCTGAATATTTATATTGCAAGCAAATCTAGCTTCCTGTCCACCAAATCCATCTGATACAAGAGTATTAGAGAACTTACTAGCAGTTACAAATGAAAATAAATCTAAATTACTATCAATAATATGATTACCTAATCCATACCTAGTATTAGTAAGTAAATCGAGAAGTATCATGGCAGGACACGTTGTCCATTGAGCAGCACCCATTACACCATTAAAAATATAGCCATTAGGGTAGACTATTCTTCCTGTTTGCAAATCTACAGTTGGAGTACCCGATCCACTAGCTCCTGCACCAGGGATTCTTACTTTTACCCCTCTTATCCTAAATTTTCTAGTAGGAATCCTATTAAAAAATTCTGAATCTAAACGAAGTCTTGTAAATGCACTGTTTGGGTATGTACTTGAATCATCTTCTAATTCTGAGTAAGATTGCCAAACTAAATCTCGAAAATTTCTATCTGTACTATTATCTGTTGTTTTTACTAGGCGAACATCTACAGGATGAGCACCAGTAAGTGCAATTCTGTATTCTCTGTTATAAGCGTCTGCTGTTCTACCTCTGATAGTGTCAGAATGAACTGTGGTAAAACCACCGCCATTGTATTGAAGCTGAATATCAAAACTCACTTCATTACCAACTATGTCTCCATCATCTTCAATAATCTGCAAAATAGGAACAGTAACAGTAACTTTTACAGCATCTAAATCACTATTATTAGTAAGTTGTCGTGTAATTGGACTGCCATTTTCAACTTTTACTGCTACACCAAAAAGAGATGCACTCCCCGAAACTTTTTCCATTTTAGTTTGAGGGTCTGTGCCAAAACGAATATCAAGGTCTACATTCTTATGGTTAAAATCAACATCTTGTGGATTAGTCGAATCAGCATTGGAGGATAAAATAGGAGTATTATCTAAAAAAATATCTTTTTTAGCAGCATTTTTATACGCAGTAGTACCTTTAATTCTGCTTTCTTTTGAAGCACTTGCAAAACCTTCTATTTCACCTTCAGAAATAAGATCAAGTAAAGTAGCAAACTGTTTACTGTGTAAATTATCTTCAGCAATAGTCGGTAGATCACCACCACCGCCTTTACCCTTAGATCCAGCAATAAAAATATTATCTTCAATCATACTTGTACCGCTTCTGTATCTGTATCACCACTGATAACAACTGATCCTGTAAATATTTCACCATAAACAATAGGTACTGGAGTACCAGCCCTTGCTGTATTTTGCGTTCCAGAGAAGTTGAACGATATTTGTGGATTATCTTCAAACTCAGGATCTTCTGTCGGATAGAGCATATTGCCTACACCTTGAAGTATTAATCCAGCACCAATGGCACTTAGACCTGTACCAACTAGAGTTCCTATTCCTGTTCCTGCTGCTACACCACTATAACTATAATAACTAAACAAACCTCCCCCAGGAAAGAAGAATGATGCACCTATCAATACTGCCCCTAACACAATGGTATTAAAAGTATCGCCACCAGCACCACTAATTACAGGAACAATATGAATATCTTGCTGACCTATAGGAAAGTTTACTTCATCCTCACTTATTTCATAATTACCAATTTTAACCTGATAATGTTTAGGGTTCATGTAAGATTCAACTTCTGGGAAATTATTTCTTAAAAAACTAATAGCTTGAGGTAAACTATCAACTTTTATCTCAAACTCTTTGTGACCTATAAAATCGGCCAACTCTCCGTATAGTTTTAACTTACGCAACATAACGCAACCTCTTTCCTGTACATTTTAGTAACCAAGGTGAGTATGGTTCTTTACAACTAAGTCTACTAGAAAAATGATGCAAGACATCTCCATCTATAAAAATACCTACATGATTTAAACCAGCATCTAATATAGACATAAATAATAAATCACCATTTTCAAGTTTTTCGCTTGGTTCTAGTTCTCTAAAACCTGTAGCTTCGGCACATCTCTCAAACATAGGATCTTTAATAAATTCTTGCGGTGTTATAGGTCGTTTCCAATCTCTAAGTTCAATGTTCTTTTCTTCTTTATACCAATCTCTTACTAATGACCAACAATCTGTAACACCCCAAACCCATTCTCGCCCTATTAAAGGAGCTTTATAACCATTAGGTTTACAGTAAGCCCATTGTTCTGTTTTTGGATTCACAATATGCCAAGGTAGATTTGATTTTTCACAACTAACTAAATCTGCTTGACTAGGAGTCGGAGGTGTAACTGGATGACTATGAACAATAGCTGTTATCTCACCTATATTATCTGCCTTGACATAATCCTCTGGATCAAGAATAAAACATTGATGATTTGTCATAGATAAATTACGACAGGGATAATACTTTTCTTTCCCTTTTATATTCAACAATAAACCACAACATTCTTTAGGGTCTTCAGCTTTTGCATGGCTAAGAGCAGCTTCTTTCCAATCACTCATGGTAAAAACGTGCCAATAGAAGGGAATAATTCTTTTGTGCAGACTCTTAAAGGAATCCTTATGTTTGCTAGATCAAATGAAGCAGCTAATTCAAATTGAACTACTGCTCTGTTTTCTGCTGATTTTCTATCTATTTTGTAAATTTCTTGAGGATATTCTGCTGTAGGATCTGGTGTTCCGTAGGGATTTGATTGGCTTGTGCTGGTTGAAGATGTTGTTTGCTGGATCGTATTTGGGTTATTCATTGTAATCGTATTACCCATATTATTTCCGTGACTTGTACAGTAATATCTAAGGTCATTAGGAGCACCTGGATATGCTGGTGTGTAAGTTACAATCGCATCTGTACCTAGAGTTCCTGCATTAACAGTAGTTTGCTGTCCTCCAGCATCAGACTTGATTCTTAACGGGTGATTTACATTAGAACTATCAGATTGGTTAAAAATATAGGTTGAACCGCGTTTCATTGTTATAACTGGTTTTTGAACCCCATTCAAAGCAAAAACATTATTACCTCCAGAATCTTGGACTACTGTGACAGTATATGTGACAGTTTCAGCGTCAGCAGGGTCAGCTACAGTAGTAGTTGTTGTAGTTGTTGTCACTACAGGAGCAAAGTTCGCAGCATCTAAAAATCTAGCTAAAGTTGTTCTTCTTTTTACTACCGCACCAGTGAGATCATTTCCTGGAGTTATTTTATTCACGTTCAATAATATCGCTGTAATTACATTAGTAACATTACTAATTGTCAATGTAGGTCTAGGTAACTGACCATTTGCATATTTAAAACCATCAGCTTCTAGTGGTATTGCCATATAAGTATTTCCATCCCAAATAATATTTCCATTGTTTATTTCATTCGTGCCAGCATGAAATCTATATGTGGTAGCTGATCCATGTAAGGCTGCATCTGTTGTCAGTTCAAACAATTCTATAAGCGACCCAGGATTTATTGCTTGGGTTTCAGATACAGGATTTGCCATTAGGGTTCAAATACTTGTGTAAATGTTACATTTATTCTATTTCTGTTAAACTCAAATATTTCTTTTGTATACCCAGGGCATACCCACTTGAAAGTAGAAGATGAGTCTGGAGGCGACCACTCAAAAGATGTACCATCAACTTTTCTTGCTTCTAAGAATGTTTCAATCTCAGTTGCATCTTCATCATCAACATTAAATGTAAGACTCCATTGTTTTGGGTTTTGATTTATGCCAAAAGTAAATCTTTGTTGGTAGCCGTCACCAAACTGAACTGTTCTTGTATTAGTAAGATCAGTTTTATTAGCAGAAAAAACAGGATTATAACTAGGAAAAGTAGCCATTATCTTAGTAAACCTCCTGGCCTTTTTTGTTTTAATAATTCCGATTGTATCGCTGCTGAGATAGCTCTGCCAAGTTCTTTACTTTGTTGTGCATCTCCTTGAACAGACGATCCAGATGCATCTATATTCACGCTAATATTTGTGCTGCCCCCACCTAGTTTGTCATTAGGTATTATTGTACCTGATCTTTTTGGTACGAATAGTTCTGGCCCTTTCTCTCCTACTACAAAACTGCCTCCTGCTTTAACTGGACCGCCTCTTGCCCTACCTCCTAAAATAGGTAAACTACCAAAACCAGGGATTTTAGATAGTAATGTATTCACACCAAGTCGTATGAGAGATGAACTTAAATCATTTAATATAGATTTAGCTGCATCACCTAAAGTCTTTGTACCTTGTATAGCAGCAGTTAAATTATCGCTGACACCAGAAGCAATAGATTCACCTATTCTTTCAAAATTTGTTTTTAAGCTGTCAGTTGCTAGAGCAAGATCCTTTTCGAGTTTAATTGCATCCTTCCTCAACTTATTGTGTTTTTCAAGTTCTTCAGTATTTGCTAGGTGTATATTCTTTATTTCTTGTAACTTATCGCCTGTTATTCCATCTTTTATAGCATTTTCTTCGTCTAGTTTTGACTGATCGGCTTTGTTTTGTAAAACTTCTTGTTCTTTATCAAATATCTGATTTATTCTTGCTAGAGATGTTGCAAGTTCTTTATTTGTACCATTTGCCATCTCCTCTTTTATTCTATTCTGTAGATCAAGTTCATCTGTTTTTGTGTTTACTAGATCTTGAGATTTAGATAATATTTCGTCATTGGCTAAACTAACTTTCTGTCTAACAGCAAACAGTTGTTTATCTTTTTCAAGTTGTTCTAATTTATCTTTCGTACCTGATTTCATTCTCTTTGTACTTCCACCATGACCAACAAATTTAAACCCTGTTTCTTCTATTTCTGTTTCTCTATCTAATAATGCTTGAGCCTCAGCATTTCCTCCAGCAGCAGCATCTTTAATAGTTTGATTAACTTCTGCATCTTTTAGTTGTTTTTCTCCTACAACCAATCTGGCGATAAAGTTTGCCATACCCGCCATAAATGATTGCAATTTTAGTAAAGTGTTGCTGAACATCGTACCTAATACTCTAGTTGTTTCTCCAAATTCTTTTATCTTGCGTACACCGCTAGTTCCTATTCTATTTTCCATCATCTTCATGGAAGCATTGAAGGCTGCTGTCTTTCCTTGTGTTTTTTCAATTCTTCTTAATTGTGCTTCTTGGGCAGATCCCTGTAATCCCATTGCTGTTACCATCGCTTGGGTATCTTGGGTAAACGCTCCCATTGCCTGACCAAGTTTACTTATTTCATCTAAAGTAGACTGTATAGCTTGGACTGCTGCTGTGGCTGCGATACCTCCTGCAAAACCACCCATCTGTCCGAACATTCCGCCGATACCACCACCTAAAGCTCCTGCTGCTGCTACCCCTGGACCTTGACCAAATAACAGAGGAAAACCACCACTTATCAATGCACTCTGCTTATCAAATCTTCTGGCTAAGTTTCTAAAACCTCCACCGCCTGATCCTGCTGGTCCTCTTAATAACTTACCCGTTCTTTTATCAAAATTTAAGGCAGAGCTTGATGCAGTTCGTCTTATTTCCTTATCTTCTTTTTTTCGTTCTTGATTTTGAAGTTTTAGTACTCTTAACTTACCTTTCTCTTTTGCTATACCTTTTCCTAACTCTCCATTTATTCGCTTGATGTCTCCAAAATCTCTACGATTCTGAGCATCTACAAGCTCTCCCATTTTTACCCGTAGTTTCTTAGTATTCACTCCTTGAGCTTCAAGCTCCCTTAACTTCATCTCTATAGCCAGCCTTTTTTCAGACTGTTTAGTGATGGTGTCGATACTCATTGCTGCCTGACCAGCACCTTTAGTAGGAGCCATTTGAGGTCCAAACTGATCCGCTTTAAATCCTGTAGGTCCTCCTTTTAGTAACTTTGCTCTTTTTTCTACTTCAGCAGTTATTCTTTTTTCATCAATCAGCTTTTCTTCAGTCTGAATTAATATTTTCTTATTTTCTTCAATTTCTTTTCTTACAGAATCTAAGTCATCAATATCATTTTTAGCGGCTATATTTTCTAAATCTGAAATAGCTTTTGTTAGCTTTAAACCATCCCCCTTTAGTTTATTTTGTGCTCTTAATCCTCTATTAACTTGTGTTAATGCTGTATTTTGAAGTTTTAAAACCGCTAATTCTTCTTTTTCTGGACTAGCGGAAGAGCCACCGCCTCCACCGCCACCCCCTCTACGGCCACCTCCTGTTCCTCTGTTTAGTGCATTTACATTTCTACTGATACTGGATAATTTAGTCTCTAAATCTGTGACCTGATTCAGATTCTTTACACTTACATCTATCTCAGCTTTATATGCCACGATCCAGTAAAAATTAAATATTTATCCTATTTTACATTAAATAAACTGATTAGCACTATCTCCTGCGTCTTATTTTTTCAAATTCTTTTTCCTGCTCTTCGTTTATTACTTGAAAGTAAGCACTCCAGCCTATAAGTTCCTGCTCCGTCATTTCTCCTATTTCTTGGAGCGTTTTGCCTAATTCCTTGGCTACTCCAAACTTGAGCATCATCCAGTTATCTTTTTTTAACTGGCTGGCTAGGATTTTGGGTCTATTGTTTCATCCTCCTCTGCATTTATAACTGCGAGCATAAGAGATTGAAGATCACTGTCCTTTACTTCGTTTTTAAGAACGTCTATTTCTCCTGCGTTGAATAGTTTTGTTCCGTTTTCGTCTAATGCTTTATTTATTAATAATTGTAAAGCAAAGCCATTTGAGTCATCGCTTCTTAC